AAAAATATAAAAGCGAGGTTTTAAATGAATTATTAAAAAAAAATATAATAAAAAAGAGGTTTTAGATGAAATATTAAAAAAAATATGAATAAATAAATCTTTCTTTAATTTTTAAAGATAATATATTTTATATTATATATGAAGATTGGTTCAATTGGACGGGGAATGGTTGGTGATGCTATTTTTAGGGGATTAAAGAAATTAAATCATGAAATGACTTTTTATGACCCAGTATTTAAAGAAAGCAAAATGAGAGATATATTAGATTCTGATATCGTTTTTGTATCTGTACCAACCCTACCTAATGAAAAAAATGAATGTGATTTAACTATTTTAATAAAAGTTTTAGATGAATTACAAACTTTGAAATATAAAGGAGTAATTTGTATAAAAAGCACTATTACTCCTGGAACTACACAAAATATGATTGAAAAATATAATAATGATAAAATATGTTTTTGTCCAGAATTTCTAAAAGAGAGATGTGCATATGAAGATTTTATGGAAAATAATCCAATTTGTATAATTGGTACCATAAATAAAAATGTATTTGAAATTATAAAAGAAATTCATAGTCCAATTTGTGAAAATTTCAAAATGGTCAATCCAATAGAGGCAGAATTAACCAAATATATGCAAAATGTTTTTAATACATATAGAGTTTTATTTGCTAATGGTTTTTATGAAGTTTGTAAGAAAAATAATGTTGAATATAATAGTGTATTAGATTCATTACTTTATAGAAAAGAATTAGATGCGAAATATATGAGATGTGACGAAAATTTAAGAGGCCCATCAGGACCCTGTTTAGTAAAAGATAGTTTAGCGTTTAATCAATATGTAAATAGTTTAGATTTAAAAATTAAACCAAAAATTTTTCAAACAATAGTAGATGAAATGTCTTTATATCCAAAAACAGTAATAGAAGGCACAAGAACAGAAAAAGAATATTTTGGTAAAGAATTGAAATAAAAATATTTATATAAATATAATATGGAAGGAAATATATTATTTATAATAGGAGGACCTTTAAATAGTACGGATTTTTGCCATTTAGGACATGAACTTCATGCAGCTAGAAGTTTAATTTTTGATTTATTATCTAAAAATATAATTTCTCCTAATCAAACGACGATTGTTACTCTTGAAGATAGATTATTTTTATATAACCATGTATTTAAAAACTCAATTTCACATATTAATAATAAATTAAATTCAAATAATTATAGTCATATTATTAATTTGGATAAAAATTTTTTATCTGACCCAAGACAAGGGTTTTGTAACATAGACTACTTTCATGAAAAGACAAATTATATTTTTAAAGGAATCTATAATCCAGTTGGATTTAATAATTATAAAAATGAAATTTTTTGTAATTATGTTACATCGTGTAATTGTGATATTTTAAATCCATTTGATTCTGAATTCATAATAGTTCATTATAGAAATTATAAAAATATTCCAAATATTAAATGTTGGAATTATGAAAATGATGATAATATAAATGAATTAAAAAATTTATTAACTAGTTTAAAAAAAAATTATAAAAATATAATAATTTTTGGAAACTTAATGGAAAAAATTAATATTGATGGTTTAAATATAAAAATTTGTAATAATTTAAAAGAATATGTTTCTTTTATGAAATCAGAAAAGTGTAAGGCTTTAATAAGCGTTTGGTCTGGTGCTGGTCAACTTGGGCAATTTTTCTTTAATAAAGAAATTTTATATTATATGAATAAAAACCAAACACAAAGTTTTAAATTTCCATGTGTAAGTAAAGAAATTTATTATGGTACAATAAATGATATGCATTCTTGGGATTTTCAAACATTTTCTAATTGTAAAAGATATTGGTTTATGGATATAAATCATTTAAAAAATTTTTTTAAAAATAATGATTATATTAATTTAAATATGATATATAATAAATATTTATTTACAGATGAATTTTTATCATTTGGAAATGAATAAAAATAAAATAAATATAAAATTAAAATAAATATAAAATTAAAAATTATATTTATTTATATATATAATTAATGGTAGATAATTTTCCATATAATGAATATATAAATGATTATCCTGATTTAAGGCATCTAAATAAAGAAGATGCATATAATCATTGGGTAAATTATGGTATAGATGAAGATAGAAAATTAAATAATTATAATTATAAAGAATATTTAGAATATAATGTTGATATTAGACATTTAAATAAAAAAGATGCATATTTTCATTGGATAAATAATGGGTTAAAAGAAGGAAGATTAGCAAGAGTCAATATTATAAATAAAACTACTAATATTGTTATTATTATTCATTTATTTGTTACAAGTCTAATAGATGAATTTATAACATATATTAATAATGTAAAAAGTGTATTTAGTAATGTAGCCATTATATTTACAATTCCAGAACATAGTGTTTTTGATGTTCATATTAAAAGTATTAATCCTGAATTTATTGTATTAAAAGTACAAAATAAAGGAGTAGATGTATATCCATTTTTATTAAGTATGAATTTTTTAAGAAAAAATAATATTAAAGCCGATTTTATTTTAAAATTACATACAAAATTGACTAGTAATATAACCGAAAATTTAGTAAATTGGAGAAAAGATTTAATTGAACCAATTACCGATAAATTAAATTTAATATGCTTACAACATTATTTTAAAAATATTGAAAATTTAGGATATATAGGAGCACAAAAATGTTCATTACCTAAAAATTACGATTTAGATTTTCCATCTAATATAGATGGATTAAATGATTTAATGGAAAAATTTCCATATTTACTAAAAGATTGGACTGATTTTAATGGTGGAAATATATTCTGGATTAATAATAAACTACTTGATATATATTTAAAAGATGATTTAATTGAATACATTATATCTAATGTTTCTATTGGGAAGCCTCCATCAAATCTAGCTGATAAAGGAATTTATATTGAATATTTATGCGAAAGATTATTTACTGGAGTATTTTGTTTTGATTCATTAAATATATTAGTTAGTGATTATAATCATACTCAACGGGGTATGGGAGTAACTAATGGCTTTGTAAATCATGAGTATTTTAATCAACATAGAGTATTTTATTTTTCAACTCCAAAAGAAATAATTAAATATATAAAGGGTTAAAATAAATTTTTAAATTAAATCAAAATATGGATTATCATTTATTTTCATTCCACAATATTCTTGTGGATTTTTTTTATAATCAATTGGATTATAAATTCCAGCTTCTTTGGCATTTTGCAACAAAAATTTAAAATTAGCCCAAAATTCTTGCTTATGCCCAACTGATTCAGTCATAACATGAGATAATTCGTGTAAAGCAACAAAAGTTAAAGTATTTATATCAATTAATTTATTACCTTGTTTAGTTGTATTTAAGCAAAATGCTAATTTTTCTCCTTTATTTTCACTATACGCTGTTAATTCACTAGTAGGAAGAGTTTCGCATATTTTTTTAGGATTAAAACCTTTTTCAAGACGAATAGTTCTTGGGTCATTTGAATATGTTTTTTTCATATAATTAACCATTTCTTTCATTTTTTGGGTAACTTCTGCTAAAAGATTGGCAGCTAATTCTAATTTTGCTCTCTCCCTTACACAATAACGATTTCCATCTTTAGAAGAAATTATACATTTTAAACCAAAATCATCAGATTGATTATAAATTATTAAACAAAAAAATAGAATAAAACTTATTAATATATAAAAAAAAATGCTCTGCTTTTCCATATATATATATAAAGAAAAGGTATAAATTATATATTAAATTTTAGATATAGTGAAAAAATAAAAAAAAATATTAAAATTTTTTATTTTTTATTTTTTATTTTTTATAGAAAAATTGGTTCCTATTTATTTATAAAAAATTATTGTGGACCAGAACCAATTTCTAATGGTGGTCTCATAAAATCAGGTTCAATTGTACTTTGATTCCATGGACCAACATTTAATTGTGGATTTGGCGGTTCTGACCTTATTTGTAGATTTCCATTTCTTAAGCTTTGGCCGACTGTATCAATTCCAATATGGTATCCTGCTTTAAGTAAATTTACATTAGCTAACTCTCCTTTTCCAGAAGGATTTAATTGAGCCCATTGAGAATTAGTATCTTTTGGCAAAAGTTCATCTGGATTTTGTATATTTGGGTTTGAACAAGAAGAAGGTATCCCAGGCATCGAAGTATGAACACCATTTACAGAAGAAAAAACTTCGTTTCCATTAGGGTCAGACGGACGTACTGTTACACTAGCTTGAGAATTGGAATTTCTATATTGAGGTTGCATATTAGAATTAGATTCATGACCTGGTAATCCTTTAGCACCTAAATATCCTGCAAATATAAATATGCCATAGGCTATTATTAATAAAATAATTATAGCTCCAATTCCATAGTCATTCCATAGCTTCTTTAAAGAGACTGTCATTATATAAAATTAAGGATAAAATAATTTTAAGAATACATTTTTAATTATTCTAAACATTTAATTAAATTATGTATTTAAATCTTGTTTTAAAGTCCATCTAATTCACTTTCAGATACTTCATCAATTTCAGCATCAAAATCACTATCACTATCTTCCAAATTTTCAATTAAATATGTTTTCTTAATGTTCTTTGCTTCCAAATAAGCTAAAAGAGCATTTTTTTTTGCCATTTTTGCTTTATTTCGAGCAACTTTATATAATTCGAAATATACCTGGTTTGGTTTTTTTAATTGAATTGTTTCTAAATTTTTGTCTAAATCTAAATCTAAATTTTGTACTTCTTTTAATTCATGATTATTTTCCTCAATATCTTCATTTAAATCTTCCATTTCTAAATTAATTGGTATATTTTCATTTGGAACTTCTGTTTTAGATAAATTATCATCATTAGATATTAATTCTTCTAAATCTTTTTTTTCATATACATCTATTTTTTCAAAAATTTCTTCTTTATTTATAGAATGACTTTCATTTAAATTTTTATCTTCTAAAATTTCATTTATTTTCGAGATTTCGAAATTTTCAGAAATTTCTGAAAGTTTTTTATTAGTTTTTATAAGACAATTATCAAAAATTGGTTCATTATCTAAAACCATAACTTGCTTTAATTCAATTTCTATCTGAAAATTTCTTGATGAAAATTTTATTCCTTGAATTTCTAAAATAGAAATTATATTTGTTTCGGAAGTTACATCTTCCATAGTTAATGGAATTTCTTTTTCATTATAAATTTTTACAGCTGGATTATTATTATGTAAATTTTTAATATTAGTTCTAACTAAATAAAATTTTCCTGATTTATAAACTCGTATGGTAGAGTTAAATGCAGTTTCTATATCACTTTCTTCTAAAGAATTTTGAAACCAAGTATCTCTTTTATTAAAAATTAATTTTTGACATTTTTCTTCTAAATTTTCAAACCAATGTATTAGCGATTCAGAATTTTTATCAAACATTAAATCACAATAATACTTTTTCCCAGATTTTACAAAACCTTGTCTGGTTTGACCTTTATTGGTTTGAATATATAATGGTTTATTATTAAATTCTATTTTGGTAAAATAGGCACCACCTTGAATACCAATAGGATTAGCTAAAGAAAGTTTGGAAAAATCGAATGATTCATTAGGCTCACTAATATTTTCCATATTAAAACAATTAAAGATAATTTAAAATATAAAAACACGCATAATTTTATAATTATTAATATTTTATTTTATATTATGAAAGACTCTTTAGTTCAACAATGTTTAGATATTTTAAAAAGAGATGATATAAAAAATGAATTTAAAATGTTACTTAAACCTTTAATAGATTTTATATTATATGAAATTAACCCATATATTTATATAACAGTAGCATTAGTTTTTTTAATTTTTACAATGATTTTAGCAATTCTTATTATTTTAATTATATTATTGCGTAATAAACAACTTATTTCAAAAATATTTTAGTTTAATATTATATAATGCCAAGAAAAACTAAAAGTAGACGAGGTGGTTTTTTAGGAAGTTTAATTAACGAAGCAATTGTTCCTTTCAGCATTTTAGGTTTACAACAAACTTATAAAAAAAAAAGATATGGTGGTAAACATACTCGTAAACATAGAGGTGGTAAAAGAAGTAAAAGAAGTAAAAGACATCATTAAAATTTAATTTTACAAAATATATTTTTTTCTAGTAAATATATTTTTTATTCTCATTAAAATATATAATATGCCCAAACATAGAAGTAGACAAAGACATAGACGTTCTAATCATTTAAAGAAAGGTGGTGGAAATTATACTTCAGCTTCTACTTACGCAGAATATGTAAATGGTTCAGCTAATTCACAGTATGCTAGAACATTAGACCAAGGTGGTCCATATGCGGATAGAACAGGAAATGTAATTATTGGTAGACAGGGTCAATGGGCATATGAACCCCATCGACCTACCTTAAATAATTTAAAACTCGTTCAAACAGCAGGAAAAAGTAGAAAAAAAAGAGGTGGACTTTTAGGCCCAGTAATTAATCAAGCTATTGTTCCATTTGGATTACTTGGTTTACAACAAACCTATGGGCGTAAAAGAAAAGGAGGAAAAACAAGAAAACATAAAAGAAGTCATTAGAAATAATAATTAGTTTTATAAAAATTATTAATTTATTTCTTATTTTATAAGAAATAAATGAGTTTTGAAAATCAAATTCAACAATGGGTTATAATGGATAACCAATTAAAACAACTAAATGAAAAAACGAGAGAAATTAGAGAAAAAAGAAATAATTTAGAGAATGATATAACAAAATATGCATTTTCTAATAATTTAAATAATAATTTTGTAAAAATAAGTGATGGAAAATTAAAATTTGTACATACCAAAATTTCTGAACCATTAACTTTCAAATATTTAGAAAAGACTCTAAGTGAAGTTATTAAAAATGATACACAAGTAAAGCAAATTATGGAACATTTAAAAAATAAAAGGTCTATAAAAGTAATACAAGAAATAAAGCGCTTAACTAATAATTAATTAATATTGGAATAATTTATATGAACGAAGTTAACCATATTGGAGCAAATGAAATGATTTTTAATAAAGATGAAGAAAATGGTATAATTTCTGGAGGTTTTAATATAAATTCTATTTTAATGAAAGCAGGAATGTCTCCTATTTTAACAATGAATAATCAAACAGGGGGAAATAATAATGTTTCTGATTTATTTGACAGTTTAGTTATACCTAATTGGGCATTAAGTTATCCAATGATTGGAGGAGAGTATAAAGAAAATGAAGAAGAAGAAAGTTCTGATGAAATAGAAGATGAATTGCATGAAAAATTATTAGGTTTAGTAAGAGAACATGAAAATAAATTACATAAAACAGATAAAACAGATAAAACAGATAAAATAGATAAAATAGATAAAACAGATAAAATAGATAAAATAGATAAAACAGATAAAACAGATAAAACAGATAAAACAGATAAAAATAAAAAAACAAGAAAACAAAAATTTTTCATTAAAAAAGGTGGTACAAAAAGAAAGAAATTATAAAGATATATATTATATGATTACAAGAATAATTAACTATATAAAAAAAAATATAAATTTAATTATTATTAATAGTAAATATATTAATAGTATATATATTAATAGTAAATATAATAATAATATTGATTTAGAAAATAATATATGTTTAATATGTTATGAAAATATTTTACCTTCTTTAAAAATAGAAAATATGAATTGTTATTTTAAATTATGTAAATGTAATGTTAATATACATCCTAAATGCCTTGAAATCTGGTATAATAAAAATAGTACATGTCCAATTTGTAGAAAATTTATATTTAAAAATAAAAATAAAAATAAAAATAATACACAAAAAATATTAATTATAAATAAAAATATAAATAGTTTTTTAAAATTTTTAGTTATAATGTTAAGTTTAAATTATATATTTAATTTTTATTTATCTATTTATAAATTTTATTATAAAAATAATATTTAATAAAATAAATTTTTATTATAATATAAAATATAAATTTAAATAACTAAAAATTTAATTCTGCTTCTATCCAATATGGATTATATTTTGATTTACGATTAGTTAGTTCAAAATCTAAATTATAATAATATTTTTCAAATAGACGTAAATTTTCATGAACATCTATAATTATTTTATTTTTACAATTTTCACTTGCAACTAATTTAATATATTTAATTAATTCATTAATTAAATCTTCTGCATCATCTTCATCTAAAGGATTATTATATAAATTAGTAGTCCCATCATTTATATTTAAATGATTTATTTTTATAAATGTATCATAAATTGTAAATTCTATTTTTGCTATAAAATTTCTTCCACAGTTTTCATATTTATCATACCACCAATCAAATAAAGAATATGTATTCCAAATTTGAATCGTGTTTGAAATATTTTTAGAAATATGTTGAATAGCAATTTGTTTTTCATAAATAAATTTACAGTTAGGAGAATCTTCTATATTTTTATTATTTAATATATTAAATAATTCCTCAAAATTTGGTATTAATATTATTTTATTATTTAAAAACATTTTAATATTATTAATTTATATCTTTAATATTCTTTAATATATTTGTATATAATAATCATATAATAATCTTTCAAATATAAAAATTCTTCTTATGAATTTATGTTTTTATTATGACTTCCGTGATAATATTTAATGGAATTTTGAATTTTTAAAGAATTATCACCAAAAATATAATAAATAACCTCTCCCCATAGAGGTAAATCTCCCCACCGTCTCTTATAAATCATATTGCTTTTCTCAATTTCATTTTTATACTTAATAAATACTTCATTATTACGAATTTTATCTAGAGAAAAACCTATTAAATTGGTATATGGACCACCTGGAAGTTTTGAATTTAATTGAAATGGAATAAATTCACTTTCTTCTTTAATTTTGTTAATAAAATTTAAAGAAAATTCATTTAATCCAACTGTTACAAAATCTTCATCTTTTTCTATTTTTCCAGTTACAAATAAATAATTATCTAGATAAGAAAATATGTCATCAATATTGGAATCCATAAAACAATCTTCATCAATTCTTAATACTTTATCATATTCATTTACTGCATCAAAAAAATTAATAAACCAAAAAGAACACATATGTCTATATCCCAAACCAAATCCAAAAGCTTCTTCAAAATTAATAGAATTTTTTTCACTTTGAAATGCAATATTTAATATATTTATAAAAATAATATTTAGTTCAGGAGTTTCATTCTTAATATATATTTGTTGTTCATGTGAAATATTTCCTTCATGAAATATTAAATTATCAATTGATTTATTAATTAAGTTTTTACTAATATGTTTATTTCTTTTAATTAATAAATGATATTGAGAATTATTATTATATCCTCTTGTTAATACAGCAATACATTTGGACATTTATTATATAATATATATATAAAAATTTTTTAAATATAAATAAATTTATTTATTCATTTTATTAAAATGAACCCCATGAATTATAATTAAAAGGGGAGACTAAAATTTCATCCACTTTATTTTTCCAGAAATCAACTCTTTTTTGAAATGATATATCTTCTACCGTTTCTGGATATGGAGAAGCTGTTTTCATTAATTCTTCTTCTTCATTTGTCATTTTAGGTTTATAACCAAAACAATTAACTCCAAATTTAATATTAGGATTTGCAATAAATCCTCCATTTATTCCAGGTCTTCCACAATCATTTTTATGTCCAGGAATTGTTTGTAAATGATTATACGTTTGTTGTTGAGTTGGAAATAATGCTAATTGATTCGCAGACCAACCGTAATTACACCATTCTGCACCATTATTATATGCTTTTTCAATTTGTTCATAATTAGCTAAATCCGCTCCATATGCATTACAAATAGCTTTTGCATTTTCATAGTCATAATAATTTCCGGGAATATTAAATACTTGTTTTTTAAATTTAATTTCAGGAATATTGGAAGCAGGTATATTGGAAGAATTATAATTATTTTGATTTTGGTCAACTACTATATCAATTTTTGTTTTTGGAGTAAAAAGACCTTGTATATAAGCAGTTACATTTATACTAAAAAAGTATTGAAACGCATTAATTAAAATTAATACTATTAAAATTCCAATTATTATTATACCCATTATTTTGGAGCCATAATTATCATTTGAATTGCCTAAATTATTAGAATCGCTAGTTAACGAAGAGGAAAAAACAAAATATCCAATAATTATTAATAATATTATTATAAATACTATAGGATTTAAAATATAATTATTTAAATTATTATACATATTTACTGGGTCCGTTGTTGATGTGGTATTTACTACTTCCATTATTATATATAAATAGTAAAATAATATAAATTATCATTTTAAATATACTAATTGGGTTTTTTTCTATAAAATAAAACATATGCTTTTGGTGATATTATAGAGTTAATTAAACCAACTTCAGAAACTATAGTATCATTAAAATGATACCATTTTTCATTGGCATTTTTAACATAAGATGTATAATGTCCACCCAAAACTCCTCCACTATGATTACATATTCCAAATAGTTCATATATATACTTGTTTTTTTTATATCCTATTATATAATCAGATAAATTTAAATTATCTAATGGGAAATCAATATGAATTTGATTTTTTTGAAAATTATTATTAAATCTTTTAAAATCAATAACTAATATATTTGGTAATGACCAGAATAAAATTTTTTTTTGTATTTTGATTTTTTTTTTTATTTTTTCATCAAAAAATCCATTTTCTCCTTCTAATATCTCTCCATCTATATACAGATTAAAACAATCCATTAGTGTAGGTGATTTATTATTAGATGGAATAGGTAAATCTATAATAAAATATGGTTCTGGAGTAATATTAATTTTCTCTCCATTTTCCATATTGATTATTTCCGAAATATGTACCCCATAAAATAAATTCCAAATTTCAGAATAATCTTTTGAATACATATTTTTAATCATTTCAAAACATTGAATAGCAATTTTATCTGTATCATTTTCTGGAGTTCCAGATATTGTCATTTTTATTTCTCTAGAAAGGGAAGTATGAAAACAATCAATTAAAAATAAAAGAAATTCCGGAAGGTCATTTTGTGAAAACCCATTAAATATTTCCATTCCTTTTAATTTAGAAACTTGATGTATTGTTTTTATAAATTTTCCTGGAGATATTATACAATTATTACTCCACATAATTTTTCTTAAATTATCCCATTCTACTAATAAAGCTGATTCAATTTTTGGTTTTAGTTTTTTTTTATAAGATTCATCTTCTAAAAAATAATTTAATTCATAGGTATGAGAGAGAATTTGTAAACACGAATTTATAAAACAAGTATTACCTAAATTAGATAAACCACTTAATCCTTTATTTTTATAAATTTCATTATTCATTTAATTATATAATAAATACGTATACATTTAAACAGATTTATTATAATATATATTATGAATAATTCTACATCTTATTCAGAGTTAAATAATGAACAGTTATTATTTATAAATATTTTAAATACAATGTATAATGATAATATTCGTCAAATAAATATTTATAATGAATCAATAAATTTAGTAAATCAAAATAATACGCAAATTCGTAATTTATTATTTCAAATTTTTAATAATTCAAATAATAATAATTCAAATAATAATAATTCAAATAATAATAATTCAAATAATCAATTTACTTCAATTAGTAATAGAAATAATTTAGAAACGAATACATTAAGAAATTCAAATTCAAATAATTTAGGAAGAATTATATTAAATAATATTCCATATATTATTGAAAATTTAGAAGAATTTAGATTTCCATTAAGAAGAGAAGGAATGGAAACAATTAATAATAATTTATCTCAACTTATAAATAATTTTTTTCAACCAATTGAAGTTTTTCCTACACCAACTCAAATTGAAATTTCAACTAGAATAGTCAGATATAGCGATATTTTATCTCCAAGAAATCGGTCATGTCCAATTTCTTTAGAAAATTTTAATGATTCTGATTTAGTTACAATTATACGATTTTGTGGACATATTTTTAATTCAGAAGAACTAAATACTTGGTTTAGGTCGAATTGTAGATGTCCAGTATGTAGATATGATATTAGAACATTTAATGATATACCAAGTTCAGATATATTAGGAAATAATACAACAAATATAAATGAAAATGAAAATATAGAGAGAAATGAAGAAACTAATAATTTAAATTTAAATAGAAATAACTCAAACTATTCTTCTCTCATAAATAGACTTTTAAATAGTTCTATTACTCAAGACAATGGTATAAATCTTTTTACAGATTTGTCAGGAAATTTATTAAATAATGAATTAAATTACGAAGCTCTAATTAGATTACTAAATTTAGTAAATAATAATTATACCTCATAAATAATTTATAAATATTATATAAAGACTTTAAATTAGTTTAAGGTAAAAATGAGACAACGTTTAAAAAAAAATGAAAATGAAAATGAAAATGAAAATAATTTAGATGAAGAAGAAATTTTTCATCAAAAAGATAATATTTTTTTTATTAATATATATTATTTTGGTCTTTATTTTTTCAATTATTTATATAAAACAATAAAATTTATTATTAAAATTTCTGGATTATATATTATTTGGATTATTTTACATTATTTAGCATCTCATTTATATATTAAATTATGTGTTCCTAATACAGTTATAGGTTTTTTAATGTCACCGTTTATGACTGCTACCCCTCATTGTCAAGGATTACGTTGGTTAATATATAATGCTGCTTTAATGATTAATAATATGTGGGTTTTATTTGGGGCATGGATTTGTTCTTCATTATTATTCATGAATAATGAAACTCAAAATGCAGATAAAAAATAATTATATAATTTAAAATAATATAAAGATAAATTATATTATTTAATTATAAAATGTTAAATCATAAAAGATGTGGAAATAAATGGTCTATTAACGAGCTATTAAATTTACAAAGAGAATATGAACTTTTAGAATGGAATATTCAAATGATTTCATTAAAACATGAAAGAAGTGTTGAATCAATTTTATATAAACTAGAAGAGGAAGGATTTATTTCATCTTGGTCTGAAGCTCGTGGATTTAAAGCATCAAATTATAAAAAGAAAATTGAAAATGTTTTAAATCATAATAAAGTAAATGAAGATGATGAAGATGATGAATATGATGAAGATGAAGAATATGATGAAGATGATGAAGATGATGAAGATTATATATATGAAGAAGATGAAGAAGAATTGGAAGAGGAAAGAAAAAATGATGAAAATGATGAAAATGAAGATGAAGATGATGATGATGATGAAAAAGATAACGAGAATAATAAAAAAATAAATGCTTTAGATAAACTTTCTGAAAGAGTATGTAATTTAGAAACGAGTTTGATTGATATTGGTTTAATGGTTAAACAAATGTTTAATAAACAAATGAATAATAAACAAATGTTTAATAAACAAATGAATAATAATTTAGTTTAAAAAAATGTCTCAAGAGAAATTTAAAAAAATAATAAAATATAAATTTTTATATTATACTCCAACATAAAGTTATTATTTTAAAAAATTTTATTTAAAAAATAATATTTTTTAAAAAACTTAATTCATTAATAAATTTTTTTTTGAATCATATAGGGTTAATTTATTTTTTTGTAAAGAATTTGGTTAAACTTTGGAATCCTTCTTTTTCATTATTTGTTTCCCTTAAATATTCATCAAATAATAATGCTTTAATTTCTTTACATCTTAATGTTTCTATCTTTTCTTCTAGTTTTTCTTTATTTTCTTTATATTCTTTTTTTAAATTTTCTATATCTCTTTTAAATCTATTAAGTTTAGGTTTTTTATTTTGCATTTGCCATATTTTTTCAAGTACTAATGCAAATACTTGTTGAACTGGTTTCATAATTTGATTTGAAATATAAAAGGAATAATCAATTTTTAATCCATTTTCAAGAATAAAAGTTGGAGTTTCAATTTTCTCACCTTGTAGTGCTTTTTTATTTGATGAAACTATATATACAAATGGTATTCTATCTCCTGGTCCTGGTTTATTACCAGGGTCTCTTGTAGTAATTCTATCTGCTAAAACTTTATGAGCTATTGACTGTGGATTTTTATAACCACTTCTTAAAGATTTAGTTATTATTAATTTATCTATTGGATATTTTTCTTCTACAATATTCTGTAAACAAGTTTTTACAAAATCAATTGCTTCTTGAATATTTTGTTTTTTCATTAAAATATCTATTGTTCCTCCATAAACATCTTTAACAATTGGAGCATTATCTCGTCTTTTAAGACATATTCCCATTTCCTTTCTTTTACCTTTGTTTGGGTCAGTTTCATATAACATACCTACATACCTTTTCTTGGATAATAAACAAAATGGCATAAATGTTTTTTCATATTCTAAATCGTGTGGTCCTTTTAAGAATTTAGATGCTAAATGTCCTGCTTCTTGAGCAATTTCAATTGTAATTTCTAGAGCTTCTTTACCACGAATTGGTTTTCCTTCCGGAGTTTGCAAATTAAATGTAAAGAATACTGAATCTGTATTATGAATAATTAAATCGCCAATTCCTCCTGCAAAATGATGATTTTCTGTTGTTAAATCATAAACATATCCTTCGTAAGGTATAAATTCCATTTTTTTTATTGCATTTGAATTTTTTCTATGTTTAAATTTAGTCATTGTTACTCTAAATATATTTGGTTTATCCTTTCTATTATTAATGGAAGTTGTATATCCTAAACTTGAACCTAACCATGAAATACAAGCGGCACTAATTTGATTTTTTTGGTCTATTCTTATATATCCATTTATATCTTTATCTCCATCAGCATCATATAATCCTTCAAAGAATGCATTTCTAATATTAAAATTACTATTTAAAATTTCTATTGGAATTTTTTTAGATTTTTCAAAATATAATTTACTTCTATATAATCTTACAAAATTCCTTATGGATGAATATTTTTTGCATTTAGGAGTAATTTTATATACTCCTGAACTTTCTAACGTAGGTAATATAACCCAATCGAAATCAGTATATACTTTTTTGCATAAATATAAATATTTATTAATAATTTCTATAGATTTATTATTTAAAGCCCATGATGATTTTTTTCCTGATATACAATTATATTCACCACAACTTCCATCTCCAAAGAAGAACCCCATAATTTTTGCTTCATCTTCAGAAATAAATTCATTATTATTTTCTTTTAATAATAATTTATTATGTAATAATTCTGTTCCTATTTCAACATCCTTTGGAGAAATTTCTTCACCATTTATTAAAATAAGTGAATGGTCATCAGTTACATCAACTAGTCCAGTATGAGTTAAAATTCTAACCATTTTCTTATGTGATGCTAATTTATGGCGAATTATACGAAATAATTTAGTCCATCCTTTATCTGTCCAAGTTTCAACTCCATCTAATTCACAAAATTCCTTTTCTTGTTTACCTTCTTCTTTACAAGTTTTCCAATAATTATTTCCATATTTACTTGCTAAATTTTCTATTGTTTCAATATTAAATTCATTATAAACTTTGATATAAATCGGTGTATAATTCGCAACACTATCACCATATATGTATTCCGCTTTGGTTAAAACAGGTCCATATTTTACCGTTTCACAAATTTTATTTCCATAACATTCTTCAATGATTCGTTTAGCATATGTTAATAAATTTCTTCCCGTTGCAGTAGTACATGCAGCAATATCTTTTTCATAAAAGGTACTTGTTTTAGCTCCGCATTGTCCATAAAGAGAATTAGCTGTTACTTTATAACCAAGTTGTCGCTGGTCTAAAACTTGTTTCATAAACTCATCTGATTGTTGAGGAATTAATTTTCTAGTATCCTTTCTTGCTTTTAATAATTCTTTTAAAATGGAAGGCATAATAGCTTCCCCTTCACCTGATTCTGTTTTAAATGGCTGTGCAAATCTACAAATTTTATGTCCAGATTTTACTTTTTCAGCTGCAGCTTTTGGGTTTTTACGTATGTATCTATATGTATCATAAGAAATATCAACATATTCATACCCAGGTAAATTATCATATAAATAATTATTTTCTTTATCTTTTTCACCCCATTCTTCTAAAAGGTTTCCTTCTAAATCAAATTCACGTGTCCAAACTTTACTATCATGAGATAAATTTTCACTAATCATCGAACTTGGATATAATGAAGCATAATCTACACATGCTACAGGATTATCTAAATATAAATCACATTTAGGTTCTAAAACAATTGCACCCTCATAACCTTCATCTAAACTACCCTTTTCAATTACAGGCATTAAGGTACGTTTTTCACGGCATTTTTTTGCAATATAACTTGTTAATTTAATACCTTGACCTCTCATTACTAAGAAATTAATTGGTACACTACAAATTTTTGCCATCTCAATGAAACCAGTTAAAATATCAGATTTGTTAAATAAATAATGTACTAAATTACAATCTTGTATACAATATTTTGCAATTATTGCTCTATCATCAGATGAACCATTTGTCATTTTAAAAATATCTTTAGGTGTCACATCATCTTTTGCTAAACACCATCTTACTTTTTTATTTATTAAATCAGGTTTTATAATTCTATTTATTATAAAAGAATTACTATTTTTATCTACATTTGATACAATAAATTTTTCTCCTTCTGCATAATAATCAACTGAATGACCTATTTCTTCAATATGAATAAAACTTCCATTTAAAAGTCCAGTCATATTGGAAGTGAAAATTACACTATTCTTATCTTTAATTTGAATATTTTTAATAAAATCTCCAATAAAATTACCTGCTACATAATCTAATTTATATGAAATTAAATTTGCTTCCCTTCTATAAAAATTATATAAATCTACTTGAAGTCGACCATTCATTTTTATAAATCTTAAGTCATGTTGGCCACTTGCAATTTGAATACTACTTTCTTCAATTTTCCATTTTCCACTATCCTTATCTTTTATACCACAAATTTCATTATGATTTCTAGATAATTTCAAAAAATCTTCTACGCAACTATTTTCCTCTGCACGTCTAAACATAAATTCATAATCAAAACCAAATATATTATATCCAATTATAATATCAGGATTTTCTTTTTGAACTAATTTTTGCCATGCTAACAATACCTCTTTTTCTGATTCATAAGTTTCAATAGTTGAATTTTCAATTGGTATATCTGAACAAGTATTTAAAACAATACAATGGTTAAAATAGGGTTCTTTTTCACCATAATTCATAAAAGTTGAACCTATAAAAGTAACCTTATCTCCTTCTAATTTTGGAAAAACTTTTTTTAAGGATTCATTTAATTCATTTAATTTTCCTTCTCGTTCGAATTTTTTGTCGCAAAGTATATCTACTATAGAAGCTTTTTTATCATAATAACTTTTAATATTTGTTTTATAATTTTCTTCATCATCTTCTTCCAATCCTATTTTTTCAAAAAGATTTTCTATAGTATTTTCTTGTAAATCATCATTATTTTTTGTTAAATTTCTAACTAATGTTTCTAACCATTTTTCACATAACTTTTGTACTTCATCTTTTGATTTTGGAATAACTTTAGGATAAACTAAATCTATTTCATCCATTTTTTCATATCCAAATGCTGATAATATAATTTTTCTTAAAATATTTTTACATACTTCTTTTGTCAAATCTATTTTTAAATTACTAATGTATTCAATTATATTGGTTGCTAGTTTCTTATAAGTTTTAATTGGAACTGGGAAGTCTCCATGACTACTACTTGCTTCTATATCAAAACTCATAATTTTATATGGAACTCGTGTTTCTTTATCATTTAAAGGAATTATATTTTTATAATTAGTAATAAATTCAAAATTACAATTTACCATTTTTTTTTCATGTTTTTTTTCTATTATTTTTTTTTTAGGAATTGCAATCCAACCAGAAGGACTTATATCTCTTATATGAAAGAAACGCAATAATGGTGGTATATTAGCTTCATAAAGAATAATATTGGTATCATTAAATAAATAGCCGTCTTTTAATAAAATATGTCCTTTACTATAATCAGTATACCATAAATTTTTAGCTTTATTAAATGCATTCATATTTGAAAATTCAATAAAGATAAATTTATGTTCTTTTCCTCCATCAAAACCATATAATTTTTTACGTTTAATTATTTTATAATCAGTTATAGAATCTTTATAAAAATTTCCCATTTTTTCTTTTAAATGACATATAAATTTTTCTTTTAAACTAATAGACCAATTATCTTCTACCATTAAATAAAAGAAAGGTTTAAATCCTTCAGCAATCAAAGAATAAGTTTTACCTAATTCATCTACACCAAAAATTTGAATTATAAATTTATTACTATCTTTATAATTATTTTGTTCTTCATCTGAAGAATCATTTGGAGTTTCTTTTGCATTATAAACATTAAAATCAAATATTCTAAATATGTGTTCCATTTTTATTAGTTATAATAATTTATATTTATTTAATTTTAATAAATCAATTTTATTTAATGTATTATAAATATATTAAAATAATTTAAATACAAATTATTATATTTAATGATGAATCCAATTTATTATAGCGAATATAATTATTGTAGTAATAATTATATACCTAAACATAAAAATCAAATTATTCAATTGGAGGCAAATAAAGATATAGTTGAATCTTTAAATATTGAATGTTTTACAAATTTTAACAAAGAAGTAGAGATAGATAAACTAGATAATAATATTTTAAATGAAAAAAATATTGAAAAAGAAGAAATAAATTCAAATATAATTATAGATGATGTCAAAAAGGAAATAACTGAATTTAAAAATATTTATATTAAACAATATATATTAAATCCTTTAACAGTAATTATAAAATTATCAATTTTATCTTGTAAACCAATAGGTACAAAAATACATATTCAAAATAATAAAATATTTTTTCAAGAACCAGGAATTTTTCAGTCATTTACTAGATATTTGTTTAATAGTAATAAATCTCATTTACAATATTTTTATAATCCTATTAAATTAGCTTGTCAAAAATATTTATCTAAAAAATTTATTCAAACCACTCCAAATATTGTAAATTTATTTATTTTTGCAAAAAATGGTTTAGATAATTTAATTAAAACATATTCTAATTGTCCTTTAACAGTCTTATGTTTAAAATATTACCATATTATTATAACTAATTGTATTAATGAAACAAATATTAACTTTTTATATAAAGATTCAATAATAAATAGTGAAGATGAGACAAAAGAATTTTATACAAATGATATTTTAAATAAATTTGAAAATCAATGGTCTTCTTCTAAATTAAAAATAATATTAGATTTAATGGATTTTTTATTTAATTATGATTCCAATGAAAATAAATCTAATAATATAAAATCTTTAGAAACAATAATTAATAATAGTGATGAAGAAACACAAAAATTATTTTATTAATAAATATTTTTAAGATAAATTAGTTAAATATATTTTTTAATAAAAATATATTTAATTATGAGTAATAAACCTATTTATGGTATTGCAGTTTTTAATGATGATAAAATTAAAGGTGTAGTTAAATTTACTGAAGATTTAAAAATAAATAAGATTAAAATTGATGTGAATTTAAAAGGTCTTGCTCCAAATTCACTACATGGTTTTCATATTCACCAGGCTGGAGATTTAAGCGAAAAATGCATAAGTATGTGTGCCCATTTTAATCCATATGGAAAAAATCATGGCTGTCCAGGATTAAAAGAAAGGCATGTTGGGGATTTAGGCAATTTAAAAACAAATAATAAAGGGGAGTCACATTATTTTTTTTATGATGATATTATTAAACTTAGAGGTTCAAAATGTAATATAATTGGAAGAGGTTTAATAATTCATGAAGATATGGATGATTGTGGAAAAGGAGATAATGATGAAAGTCTTAAAACTGGAAATGCTGGAAAAAGAATAGCTTGTTCAGTAATAGGATATTCTAAAGATAATTTTATTTGTTAGTATCAAAATAAGCTGATAATATAAAAATAATTCCAATAAATAATCCTAAAAATCCTGATATATATTTAATATTTCTTATTGTTAAAAAACTTTTTTTACCTACTACCATTTTGGCTCCAATATAACTTCCAACTATAGAAGTTGATAATAAAATAATTGCCAATTGACGATTAATTTTATTAGCCTTATAAAATTCATAAGCAGCACCAATTGATATTGGAAATAATCCTAATAATAATATTGCACCAAGATTACTTTGATAATTACCTATTTTTAAAAAATCCAATATTATTAATAATGCTGCAAAAGGAGGAATACCTGTAATACCTAAAAATATTCCAGAAATTAATCCTAGAATAATTTCAATTACAAATTGAAACATAATTATATAATATATTGGTTTATTTATTTTTTTTACTATATTTACAAAATTGCTTTTGAGAAAAACCTTTGGGAAATCTACAATTTATACTTCGCTTATATTTTTGTGTCCATTTTTTATTTCGTAAATATTTTTTTTTACCTGCCATTTGTGTATTATTTTTTATTGTATTATTTTTTATTGTATTATTTTTTATTGTATTATTTTTGGTCTTTGTATCTATCCATTCTACAAATGAATCAATAGACCTATCTTTTAAAGATATATTACTATCTTCATAATTTTCCATAATATTTCCCTTATTTGTTATATATTTTATTGTGGGAAAACTAGATGGAGGAGAAAGACTATTTAATTTTTCCAAGGAATAATTATCAATATCTATAATAATAATTTTATCGTTATTTTTATATTTTTTTAATACATTTTTTAATTTTTCCCATTCTGGGCGAACTTGATTACAAGGCCCGCACCCTTCCATATAAATTAATATAAAAACATGGTCTTTTTTAAGTAAATTATCCAAAGAATTTTTAAAGTTATTTTCATTTTTTTTATTAATATTGATAAAAACCATTATATAAAATAAATAGAAAATAAATTATAACATTTTTATCCTTGTTATATATAATGACTTTACTTACTTTTTTATTTGTATTAGTATTTTTAATTGGTTTATTTTTTTATGCCAAAGGTTCTTCTAATAATTATTCAGAAGGTTTAACAAATAATTTAAGTGAAGAAACAAGTATGAAGCCAAGATGTCCTAATTTACTTATACAAAAAGGTTCTAGATTTTTTTTATATAATTCAAAATTAGCTCAAGTACCAGGAGTTAATCCAATTGAATTTGAAAATTTAGAAGATTATACTGAATTTTTAGATTGGCAAAGAAGTCAAAATATAAGGTGTCCTGTCTTATATTTACAAGAAACTTATGATGCACAAGGAAAACGTGTATATAAAGCTAGACCGAGTGTTAGAGAGCCACAAGCAGGTTTACCACCATCTACATGTCCACCATTTGGAATAGCTTCTCAAGTTCCACCAATAATGGAATCAGGTCTTGAACCTGTAGATGAACAAGCTTACCCCAATCCTACTCTCCTTGTGGATGCTACACGAAATGACCCTCCTTATAATGAAAATTCTTATCCTTCATATGATGAATCTAGTTATTATATTGGAACTACAACTCCTTTAGATTTAATGGATGTAAAACAAGAAATGGCTAAAGTTAGCCCAAATCCTATGGATTCTAATTGGGGAGGAGCAGATTATACAGAAGACTTGGTAGATGGAGGTTATTATAAAAATTATGAAGTAAATATATATGTCCCTTAAATAATTTAAATATATAATTAATTATTCAAATTATTTTTGTGCATCAATAAATTTCATTACATTATTTAAAGCTAATTTTGCTTGATTCATGTTTGATAATTTTTGAATGGAATCTTCTGGTTTATCAATATCTATAGATAATGCAGTTTTTAACATTAAATTATTTAAAAAATCATCTAAATTTAATATATCCGTTTCGTAGTCAGAACGATATTTACTAATTAAAAATGAATCTTGGAATTTAATATTTGCAGCTTTTATATTTGCCCCATAATTTGCAGCATTACCAGCAACTCCATCTTGAGAAGGGGAAATATTATTTCCTGAAGCATCCGTCATTCCTTCTCTAGTAACATAATTAAAATTTCTAAATATTAAATAAATAATATAACATATAAAAATAAATAAAAAAAGGTTCATAAGTTCTTGCTTCATATAATATATTTTTATTTTTTCAAAAGAAATTTTACTATATTTGCTATACTTGTTTTATTAATTTTCCTAGTTTGACCTTTTAAATTTGTACTTGATAAATCTTTTAAACAATTTTCATTTAATTCTAGTTCTTTTATTAAGTTTGAAATAGATAGATATTTTTCCATTATTATTAAAGCAGTAGCAGAACTTACACTTGGAATTTGACAAAGCATTATTTCTCCAATATTATTAGGAGTAATATTTTCCTTCTTAACTTTTTTAATTACACTTATATAATCCTTTTCAGAAAATTTTTCTTCTACTAAATTAATTTTATTTTCATTATTCTCATTATTCTCATTATTCTCATTATTCTCATTATTCTCATTATTCTCATTATTCTCATTATTCTCATTATTCTCATTATTCTCATTATTCTCATTATTCTCTTTAAATCCAATAAAATTATAAAATGGTTTTTTACTAGATAAACTTTCTTTCCCAATTTTATATGCCATATTACATAAAATCGTTGCACTTTCTTCTAAAGAAAATGACCTTAATACAGAAAAACCTTTATAATAATTGAGAGAAAAAATTGCTGAATATAAGGTAAGTTTTTCAATTTTATTATCCATTTTAAATCTATTTACATGTGAAATATCACCTTCAATTAAATATATTATATTATGATTATGGTGTGGTAATCCATTTAATCTATATGATTGTTCTTCATATCTTCCATCTTTTATACTTGCTAATAAATCATTAACAGATTTTCTCTCAATTATTAGTTTATCTTCATTATTATTATCACAAATAAAAATATCTCCTATTGGAAGAGGATGAGTTTCTACAGTAATTTTATTAAAAATTGGAATAGTAGAAATATAATATTGAATTTTTTGCAAAAGGTCATGCTCTCTCGAATCAACTTTAATAATCATAAGTTATTTAATAATTTAATAAATTGTTATTAAATCATTTAATTACTAAATTAATTAAATCTAAATAAATAATTAAAATATTAATAAATTAACCAAAAAATATATTTTGAAAAACATGTAAAAAATAAAAACATGTAAAAAATAAAAATAGGTAAAAATATAAAAATATAAAAATAAAAAAAAGTTTTGTAAATATTTCTGTAAATGTGTTGAAAATATTCTGTAAATATGTTTTTATCCCATATTTCCACCAATTGTTGCACGGTATCCGTATTGTTGGGTTTGGATAGTACGAGAAATTGGCCAGCTTGCAGAACCTATACATTGAGTATATTGTGGAACATTATTAGGTACTCTTAACATGAAAGGCATACTGGAAAGAAACCATCCAACTCTAGGACCTGTTCCTGCTTTTTTATTACCACCACAAGTTGGTCTATTAACAAGAGAAGCTGCATTACGCGCTGCTTTACTACCACTCATATACACCATTTTATATACTAGTAAAATATTATATTTTATATTTTTTTTATTTAAATAAAATAAAATTATATTAAATTTATATGATAGCTTTTATAAACTAAATAGTTTAAAATATTTTTATTAATTCCTAAACCATTTTTTAAAATAATAGATTATCTTTATTTTTTTATCTTTATTTTTATATTTATTATTATTTAAATATGCTAAAGGTTTTTTATTTATAAAACATAATATATTTTAAAAGAGATTTAAAGTTAACTAAATAAATTATATAATGACAGAGGTTAAACTTTCACATGACGATGATTTAATAAAAACAGAAGAAGGATTAATATTTAATCCATTCAATCCTTTAAACGTAAAGATTACATTGTGCGAAGTACAATCTATTCTTTCTAAATATGGTTTACCATCTAATGTAGATAATTTGGCTCTTTATGAACGGGCATTTGTACATAGGTCCTATACTAAAAGACCTAATTTTGAAAATATACAACAAAATATTACAATAGTTGAAAGACCTATGGATTGTATGCCTTTAAGTAGTAAATCGAATGAACGTCTTGAGTTTTTAGGAGATGGTGTTTTAGAATGTATAACTAAATATCTTTTATATAGAAGATTTCCAAAAGCGGATGAGGGCTTTATGAAAGAAAAAAAAATAGCAATTGTGAAAAATGAAGCTATTGGAAAAATTGCATTAGAAATGGGTCTAAATAAATGGTTAATTTTATCTAGACATGCAGAAGAAAAAAAAATTAGAACAAATTTAAAAAAACTAGGATGTTTATTTGAATCTTTTATAGGAGCTTTATTTTTAGACTTTAATAAAATAGTGGTAAAAGATGAAGAAAATTGGTTTCAAAATATTTTTATAACAGGACCTGGATTTCAAATGGCTCAAAAATTTATTGAAAATGTATTTGAACGTCATATTGATTGGATTGCTTTAATTCAAAATGATGATAATTATAAAAATATTTTACAAGTAAAAGTTCAAAAAGAATTTAAAGTTACACCTCATTATTTAGAAATAGAACATGATATTGAATTAGGTTATAAAATGGGAGTTTATTTATGTTTAGGTCAACAAATCCATACTTTATCTCATAATGATTCTGTAGATATTTCCTTTTTTAAAAATTTTAAGTCTATTCAAGATTTTGTAAATGAAACTAAAAAAGTTTTTATTTTTATGGGAGAAGGTCAACATAAAATTAAAAGAAAAGCGGAACAAATTGCTTGTAATGAAGCTTTAAAATTTTTAGGCATTGATGATAAATAAATTTTATAAAATTTTATAAAATTAAATAATTTTTATTTAATTAATATTTAATTTCTATACTTATAAATATAAAAATTTATATATTGAATTTATATAATATATGAATCATTTAGTTTTATTAAAAGAAAAATTAATGATAAAACCTAATGTAGAAGAGAGAGAACGTATAGCTGTTCTTATAAAAGGTATTAAAAAACCAGAAAATAATAAAAATAAATTAAATGAAGAAATTTTGGATGAACAAGAACAAAATGTAGAAGATAAAAAGAACGATATAGAATCTATTCCTATAGAAAAAAAAGGAAATAAATTTGAAACAATTATTGTGGATGAAACAAATAAAGGATATGATAGAGATTCCGTATTTAAAAAACTAATGGAAAGTAAAAAATTAAAAGTTACTATTAAACCTACTATTCAAGTATTACAAGAAAAAAAAACGATTGAACCTATAATAGAAAATCAAATTCTATCTAAAAAAGCATCTAAAATTGAAATTAAAAAACCTCTTATTTTAGAAGAAGATGAAGATAAACCATTAATGTATTCCAAATCAAAACTTCCATTTATATTAGAAGAAGATGAGGAAGAAAAAGAAGAAGAAAATAAAGAATTAGATATAGAAAAAATAAATAAAAAAGATAATTTAGATAATGAAGATATTATACCAGTAGTCCTACCCAAAAAAAAAAGTAGACTTACTGTTAAACCTGAAAAAGGAGTAGCTGTTTTAGGTCCAGAATCTTTGGTACAAATTGGTGAAACTGATTTAACAAAACGTCTTCCTACACAATCTCCTCCTATTCTTATAAAAGTTTCTAGTTATTACATGAATGATAGGGAAATTTTTGTTAATTTTATAAATTCTCTTTTTGAACCTTATCGAAAAGAACTAATAGAAAATAAGGATAATATATCTTGTGATAATATTGGTAAGACAACAACTAATTTCTCTCTACTTACACATCAAAAAATTGTAAGAGATTATATAAATTTGTATACTCCTTATAGAGGGTTACTTTTATATCATGGATTAGGTTCTGGAAAATGTCATGGTATTAATACTCCAATATTAATGTTTAATGGAACAATTAAATTAGTACAAGATATTAAAGTAGGAGATTTATTAATGGGTGATGATTCTAAAGCTAGAACTGTATTATCATTAGCAAGAGGAAAGGATAAAATGTATGATATATTACAATCTAATGGAGATAAATATACTGTTAATCAAGAACATATATTATGTTTTCGTTATTCAGGAAATAAAGAATATATTAAAGAAATATCTGTAAAAGATTATTTAAAATTAGAAGAAAATGAAAAATCGCTTTTAAAAGGATATAAGATTTATATTGATTTTAAGGAAAAAAATTATACAATGGATTCATACAGGTTTGGTACTTCTTTAAAAAAAAATAATTCACTCCATAAAATACTTACCGAATATAAATGTAATTCGAGAAAAAATAGATTGATGCTTCTAGCAGGGATTATAGATGACAGCGGAACTTATGATTCTATTAAAAAACAATATGAAATTATTTATAATGAGGAAACCGTAGCAAATGATATACTTTTTATTGCAAGGAGCCTTGGATTTTTAAGCATTATACAAAAAATAAATAGTGAAAAATTTATTATTTTAATAAAAGGAAACTTATTTAATATACCAACTATTTATTTTAATGTTCCAAAAACTATTGAAGAAGATATTTTAGTTTCTGATATTGAAGTTAAATATTTAAAAGAGGATGATTATTATGGATTTATATTAGATGGTAATAATAGATATTTATTGGGTGATTTTACTGTTACACATAATACTGCTACAAGTATTGGAATTGCAGAAGGAATGAAGGATTCCAAGAGAGTTATAATAATGACACCTGCATCCTTAAGAGCTAATTATATAGAAGAACTTAAAAAAGCAGGTGATTTAATGTATAAAAGAAATCAATTTTGGGAATGGATTTCTACTGTTGATAATCCTGAAGTTTTAAAAACTATTTCTATTTTATTAAATTTACCACAAGAATATATTCGAAGACATAATGGAGCTTTTTTTGTTAATATTAAAAAACCATCCAATTATGATGAACTTAGTGATATAGATAAAAAAGTTTTAGAAGAACAATTAAATGAAATGATTAAACAAAAATATACTTTTATTAATTATAATGGTTTACGTTCTCAACGTTTAGCAGAAATGACTTCAGGTTATAAAAAAAATATTTTTGATAATGCAGTGGTAATTATTGATGAGGCTCATAATTTAATAAGTAGAATTGTAAATAAATTAAAAAAAGAAAAACCTATATCTGGTGAAGAGAAAAAGAATAAAAAAGCTGAAAATGAAAATGAAAAAGAAAAGGAGAATATTTTTGGAGAACAAACTCCATTAAATTTAGCAACTAAATTATATTATATGTTATTAAGAGCTAAAAATTCTAAAATTGTATTATTAACTGGTACCCCAATAATAAATTATCCAAATGAATTTGCAATTCTTTTTAACATTTTAAGAGGATATATAAAAACATGGAAAATTCCTTTGGTAGTAAAAACTTCTAATAAAATTGATAAAAAGTTTCTTCATAATATTCTTATTGGAGAAAAATCATTAGATTATATTGATTATTCTCCTTCTAGTAAAACTTTAATAATTACAAGAAATCCATTTGGATTTAAAAATAAAATAAAAAAAGATTCAGGTTATCAAGGAGTATCTAATATTAAAAAGGACGAAAAGGGACTATCCGAATTAGATATTGATTTTATATCAGATGAAGATTTTGAAAGAAAAATAATTAATATATTAAAACGAAATGATATTGATATTGTTCCATTAGGAATACAAATTACAAATTATAAAGCCTTACCTGATGATTTAGATAGTTTTTTAGCAAGATATGTAAATGATGTTGATAAAACTCTAAAAAATGTAGATTCTTTAAAAAGAAGAATAATTGGGTTATCTTCTTATTTTAAAAGTGCACAAGAAAGTTTATTACCAAAATATAATAAACAACTAGGAATTGATTACCATATTATTAGAATTCCAATGAGTGACACTCAATTTAAAATATATGAAACAGCTCGTCATGAAGAGAGAAAATCAGAAAAATCTAAAAAAAAGGCATCTGTAGGAGATATTTTTGAAGAATCAACTTCTACTTATCGTATATTTTCACGATTATTTTGTAATTATGTTTTGCCAGAAAGACCAACACCAAAAGATATAAAATTAGAAAAAATTGCAAAAGGATGGCAAACTCCTGTTTTGAATAAAGAGGGAAAAATAGTAAAAGTGGATGAGAAAGAAGAAGAAGAAGAAGAAGAGAAGAAAGAAGAAGAGAAAAAAGAAGAAGAAAATATAGTAAAATTATTAAAAGAAGCAAGTCGAATTGAAAAATCACTTGATATGAATGATGATAAGGAAGGTGAAATAGAAGGAGATGAAATTTTAGATAAAATAGGAGGTATAGAATATAAAGAAAAATTAGAACAATCTATAAAAAATTTAGAAAAACATTCTAATGACTTTTTAACTCCAGAAGCTCTTCAAACATATAGTCCTAAATTTTTAAATATATTTGAAAATATTCAAGACCCATCACATATAGGTTTAAATTTAGTTTATAGTCAATTTAGAACTGCTGAAGGAATAGGAATTTTTAGTTTAGTATTGGAAAAAAATGGTTTTGCAAGATTTAGAATAAAAAAAAATTCATTAGGAGTTTGGGAAATTGATATTTCAGAATCAAATAAAGGAAAACCAACCTTTGCTTTATATACTGGTACGGAAACTTCGGAAGAAAAAGAAATAATTAGACATATTTATAATGGTGAATGGGATGAAATTCCAGAAAGTATTGGAAATATTTTAAAAGCTTCCTATCATAATAATAATATGGGTGAGGTAATTAAAGTTTTTATGATTACATCCTCTGGGTCTGAAGGAATTAATTTAAGAAATACACGATATGTTCATATAATGGAACCATATTGGCATCCTGTTAGATTAGAACAAGTAATTGGTAGAGCAAGACGTATTTGTAGTCATAAAGATTTACCCCTTCCTCTTCAAACTGTAGAAGTTTTTATTTATTTAATGGTTTTTTCAGAAGCTCAATTAAAATCAGATTCTGCTATTGAATTAAAGAGAAAAGATTTAAGTAAATCTATACCTCATGTTCCAATAACAAGTGACCAATATTTATTTGAAATATCCGAAATTAAAGCAAATGTAACAACTCAACTAACGGATGCAATCAAAGAATCAGCATTTGATTGTTATATATATTCCAATGGAAAATGTGTTAATTTTGGAAATCCAACAAATGATAAATTTTCTTATGTTCCTGACTACGCAGAACAACAAAATGATTCAACTGTTAGAGCAAATAAAAAAGCCATAGAATGGACAGGAAAACCAATTGATATCAATGGAGTACAATATATTTACAGAAGAGTCAGTAAAAATGTTTTAGACTTGTATGATAAAGAAATTTATTTAAATGCATTAAAAGACTCCTCCATTATTCCATTAAAAATTGGTTCCTATGAAATAAATGATAATGGAGAAAGAGTATTAAAATTATTAGTTACTTAAAATTATTAGTTACTTAAAATTATTAGTTACTTAAAATTATTAGTTACTTAAAATTATTAGTTACTTAAAATTATTAATTTTCATTTTTTTTGAATTTTTATTTTTTATTATTCGTTTAATAAAATATATTATTTTATAGTTATTTTTACAATTTAATATAATAATGAACCTATTGTTTCAAGTAATAATTTGTCATCTTCAGATAAACTATTATAAAAATACAATTGTTCATATAAATAGTTATAGGATATTATTTGATAATAATAAATTAAATCTTTTATTTGATTTAAAATGATTGGATATTTTTTTTCTTTAAATACTAACATTCTTAAACCTGTATTTCGAATTTGGAATCCATAATTTTTTAGATTCAGAAAATTATTATTATTTATAGCGAATATTTTATCCATTATACTTCCCACTAGTATAATTAATATAAATATATTCATTTTATATAAATAAAGTTATTTTTTTATTATAGTTTAAATAATTTATTTATCATTAATTAAATCAATTATATTATTTAATTTTAAATTAATTTGTTTCATTTCATTTTCTAGGAAATAAATTCTTTCTTCCAAATTATTTACTTGATTATTTTCAATTTTTTTAAGCTTTTGGAAAATATTTAAGTCTTTTTCTTTTTCTACATTATATTCAAATTCTTTATTCTCTCCCCATGTAACATTTTTTTGAATACTATTATTATTTTTTTCATTTTCTTCCATTGAAGTAACTGTACTAAATTTTTCTGATTTAATAGAGGTTTCTTGGGATTTTAACCAATTATTATCTTGTATTGAATTATTTATATAATTATAATTAAATTTTTCAATATCATAATTTCTTTTAGAAGTTATTTCTTTAATTAATAAATCCATTTCAGAAATAGGTTTATCTTCAAAATTTTCTGAAAAATTTGGAACTGGAGGAGGTTTAATATTAATTGAATTTTCAAATTCTTCTTGTTTTTTAATTAAATCCTTTTCAAATTGACTTTTTCTATCATTTTGTAATTCTTCAAATGTAATCAATTCTTTTTCAGGTTCATCTTTAAAAATTTTTATTTTAGTTGGCAATTTTTGTGGATATTTATTTCTAATATAATTTAATATTAAAAGAATATATTTTTTATTTAATTCAAATAATTGAATAGTTTTATCCTTTTCTGCTTCATAAAAAAGTTTTATATTACTAATAAACATTTGAAAAATACTTTCTTGGAAATCTAGAGTTAAAAATTTAAATATATCCTCATCTCTTATAACTTCCCAAATAGTAGCAATATTTTCTTTACTTAAAAATGAATTGTTCATTAAATATATAAACTAATAAAGTATGTTTATATATTTTTATAAATTATTTATAATGAATCATTAAAATAAACATTTCTAAATTTATTCATGTATTCATCTTTAATTATATGTGTTTTTAAATAATGACCAGATAATTTATCTTCTAACATATGTACTATAAAAAAGAGAGAATAAATTCCACATTCGGTATTACCATATTGATGTTCTATTCCTACATTACTATCAACACTAAAATTAATTTTAGGATTCAAATTTAATCCTTGTTCTTTAATTCTATTTATAAAATCAATTATTTGGGAAGGAGGTTCATCTCCAGTACTATCAAAGAAAAATATTTTTTTCTTTTTTATACTTATAAACATTGAAATCCAATGTTGACCTGGCTTATTATGAGGGTCAGTATTAAAAATAATACCAATTTTTGTTTTACCGTGTTTTATTTGGTCTTCTAAACTAAAATTACATAATTCATCCCAAACACATTCACCATATAATTTTCTTGTATCAAAATCAATTGGTGTTGGACCAATAAAATCAAAACATTTATAAGCTTTTTCATATTGTTTCATAACATTTATAATATCTAAACTAGATAACCATTCGTTAGGATTTTTTTTCCATTCTGGTGGAGACTCAGGAGCAAAGGATTCTGAAATTTCACTTGATATAGGACCAAAAATAGATTTTTGTCTTAACCAACATGATTCTTTATTACAAATTCCACTTAATTTTTCGCTTATTTGACGATGAATTTCTTTTGGAGCATTAGATGTAATTTTTACATCAGGATGTCTTTCATTCCATAAATCTCTTAATTTATATAATGACTTATTTGTATAACATGAAAATCCATTTATTTCTCCTTTTGGTTTTGGACTACAATTAACTTTTTTTAATTCTATTGATTTATTTATATTTTTTTTTTTACTTTTATTATATTTATTTTTTTTTTTTTTTTTTTTTTTTTATTTTTTTTTTTTTTTTTTTTTTTTTTTTTTTTTTTTTTTTTTTTTTTTTTTTTTTTTAATAGTTTTATTAAATTTTGTATTATTTTGTTTTATTGTTTTGTGTTGTATCTTCATAAATATTGGAAATATTCTTTTTTATTCTTAATTTTTTATTTTAACACATTTAATCTAAAAGTAAATAATTTATTTTTTATTATTAAAAATTTAACAATTATTATGTTTTGTTAAATCACGTATTTGCGACCTAGTACTATTATAAAATGCACTTGAACCAACAATTTCAGGTTCTGGATTAGGATTAAAGCTAGGAAAATTTTCTTTTTGAAATAATAATTCATGTGGATTTAATTGTTTTTCAGTTTTAAAATTATATTGATATAAGTCACTTCCTGAATTTGGAACATAAACTGAATTACTACATTTTTGTAAAGCATAAATTTGATTTCGTAATTCAGATTCTTTATTAATATGAGATGCAAAACCAGACCAGGGAGATGTAGTATTTCCTGGATTAAAAACTTTATGTACATTATAAGTTGGCAGTTGTTCCATTGGAACTTTTAATTCTTTCCTTGGGTCAACAATTGGAAAATAGGAATATTTCATTAAAACTGGTCTAACATCAATATATGGTTGAAGAATTTCCGAGGGAATATTTCTATCATAAATTTTTTTATTCATTTCTTCTTGATAATGTGAATTACAAAAATCATTTTGTTTATTAGGTGGTATATTCATTGATATAATTAGATATATTATTTTTATATAATATAAAATAAAATATTAATAATCAATAATAATTAATTTATATATATTTAAAATTATATAAAGAGTCTAATTGATATTATAAAAATTAAATATGTGTGGTATATTTGCTCTTTTAAATAATGAAAATATATCTTCAAAATTTATTAAAAATGAATTTGATAAAGGAAAAAATAGAGGACCAGAATTTACTAAATTAGATAATTATTTAAAAATGACAATCGGTTTTCATCGTTTAGCTATTAATGGTTTAAATAATGAATCTAATCAACCCTTGGTTTATAATGATATTATTTTAATTTGTAACGGAGAAATTTATAATTTTAAAGAACTCTTTGAAATGATGAATATTGAACCAATTTCTGGTTCAGATTGTGAAGTAATAATTCATTTATATATAAATTATGGGATAGAACAAACATTAAATATGTTAGACGGTGTTTTTTCATTTATTTTGTTTGATAATCGTTTATCCAATAATCTTATTAATCGAATTTATATTGCTAGAGACCCATTAGGAGTAAGACCTTTATATTATTTAAAATCAAAAAAAGAAAAAGATTTTAATAATATATATGGTTTTGCATCAGAATTAAAATGCCTAGAAAAGTTTTATAATTTATCTATTGATACTTATTCTGTTGAACAATTTAAACCAGGTACTTATAGTGTATTTAAATTATCTAATAAGGTAAATTCTATATGGCAAATTGAATTAGAAAATATTCCTTATTTTGTACCAGTTATTTCCTTTAATTGGTTATCATTAGATTATAAAGATACCAAAACTAGATGGGATGAAATATATTCAAAAATTTCTTATTATATAAAATCAGCTGTATATAAAAGATGTTTAACTACAGAAAGACCAATTGCATGTTTATTATCTGGTGGATTAGACAGTAGTTTAATAGCAGCATTAGTAAATAATTTTAACAAAATTAATAATATTATTCTTCCTTTAGAGACATATAGTATTGGATTAGAAGGTTCAGAAGATTTAAAATATGCAAAAATAGTTGCAGATTATTTAGAAACAAATCATACAGAAATTATTGTTACAGAAAAAGAAATGTTTGAAGTTATTCCAGAAGTAATTAATGCATTAGAAAGTTATGATACTACGACTGTAAGAGCAAGTATTGGAAATTACTTACTAGGCAAATATATAAAAAAAAATTCTTCCGCAAAAGTAATATTTAATGGAGATGGGTCAGATGAACTATTTGGAGGTTATTTATATATGAATTTATGTCCAGATGATATAGAATTTGATAAAGAGACTAGAAGATTATTAAAAGATATTCATTTATTTGATGTTTTGCGGTCAGATAAATCTATATCTTCCCATGGTCTTGAACCAAGAACTCCATTTTTAGACAAAAGTTTTGTTAATTATGTTTTATCTATTCCTTCTAATTATAGAAATCATAATAATATAAAACAAATGGAAAAATATATTTTAAGAAATAGTTTTAATGTAAATAATTTTCTGGATTATCAACGCAAACAGATTTTACCTGATAATATTTTATATCGTAGTAAGGAAGCTTTTAGTGATGGTGTTTCTACTCAAGGAAGGTCATTAAATAAAATTTTACAAGAATATATAGCTTTTTATATGAATAAAGAGGAACAGACGAATAAATACGAACCAAATATTGATATAGAAAAATTATATTATAAAAGAATTTTTGATACTAACTTTCCAAACTGTTCTTCAATATTGCCTTATTTTTGGATGCCCAATTATACTTTAGCTTCAGACCCTAGTGCCAGAACTCTATCTTTATATAAATTAAATAATAATAATTTAAATCTATAATAATAATCTACAATGGTTTAAATCTATAACAAAACGATAAATTAAGAAATAAATTTATTATTTAATTTATCTATTATAAAATAAAAAATGGAAGTATTATTAATATCCAGGAAACAATATTAAATCCATTTGCACATAAAAAATTTAAAAAGAAAGACCATAATATAATAATAAATAGTTTAAAAATTAGACTCATTATATTAAAATTTCTAAAACTATTAATTACTAAATAAATGATTGAAATAAAAAAATACAAGAATGCAGGTGTACACATACTAGAAAAATCCATTAATATATATATATATTTTATTAAAAATATTTGGTCGTTTACACCCTTGAAGATTTAAATCTAAATTTAACAAGTGGTTTTTATTTTACAAAATTTATTTATTAATCTATATTAAATATGGATTCAATAAAATATAAATTGTATAAATATCAAAATACATTTTTTAATATATTTATTATTACATCTTATATTCTTATTTTAATTTCCTATTTAGGATATTATACTACTGCACAATCCTATTTAATTACAATAGATTATTATATTCGTATATATATTTGTTTATTTTTAATTTGGCGATTTAATCCATTTAGAAAATTAGATAATTTTAATGTTTTAGATAGAAAAATCGCTTTTAGTGCAGGCTTATTTATTTTAACTACAACTGCCTTTAATAATTATTTAATTCAATTTCAAAATAGAATAAGAAATATTTTACATTCAAATAATAATTTCAATTAAAAATATTTTTATTTAGAACAATTCTTAACAAATTTTAAATATTTTCTTGTTTTCTTGTTTTCTTGTTTTCTTGTTTTCTTGTTTTCTTGTTTTCTAGTTTTCTAGTTTTCTTGTTTTCTAGTTTTCTAGTTTTCTTGTTTTATTTTTTTTTGTTATTTTTGTTCGATTTTTAATACTTTTATTTTTTTTTGTTTTATTAAAAAATTCTTGTAAATGAATAATTATTTGTTTTCCTATTATTTTATCAATTTCATATTCATTTAAATTTTTTGGTATATAATCATATTTATAATTTTTAATATTTTTCATCATTTTTTCTTCAAATAAATCATCATTATTATTTAAAATTTTTTTACCAATATGACTTTCTTTAAATTTATTAATTATATAATTAAATTCTAAATCATAATAATATGGTTTTACATTTATATAATAAACATATTCAGATGCCATATCTGGATAAAAAGTATCATCTAAAAAACAAATTTCAGCATTGGAAGGAATTTTAGTACATCTTATTAAGTCTTTATGAGATTTATTATGAGATGTTCTACATATTTCAATTGTTTTTCCGTTAATTTTAAAAGCAGAAATAACATGGTCAATTAATTTAAAATCTATTTTATTTTCAAAATATTTTATTATAAATTTACACCATTCTTTTGGACCATTATTATTTGTGTATATCATCATTTTGTGACAACAAATTAATTTTTTTTTTTCTTTTAAATAATTTAATATATTAATTATATTTGGACGTAAAAATTCAGGATATAAATCTAATATATTATTAAAATCATCTTGTGTTAATTTAATATTTAAATTATCTTCCTTTAAATAATGAATCAAACTATCCCAAAATATACAAAATTCTGTAAAATATCCAAGAGTTTCATCTAAATCAAATACAACTATTTTCATTACTAATATATTATAAGTTTTTTGATTTTAAAAAATATTTATTTCATTTCTATTTTTATTAAATTTTTTTATAATTAAATAATAGGATACTTATGAATAATTTAAATAATAAAGATTATAAACAAATATTAAATTTTTATAATTTGCCTATACCTAAAACAAATAAAAATCTTAAAGAGTCTGCTGAAAAAATTTTATATGATAAATTGTGTCGATGTATTCAAAAAGTATCTAAAAAAAATGAAAAAAGAGCAATTGGAATATGTACAAAAACAATTATAAATAGAAAAGGATTAACACGTGGTATATTTAATTGTAAAGAAAAAAGAGTCTTACAAATAAAAAAAAATAAAACAATAAAAATAAAACAAAGATAATATCTTTCATTATTATATGAATATTTTAAATGTTGATATAATAATAATAGATAGTGGTATATCTGGATTGTATAGTGCATTTAATATTAAAAAAAAATTTCCTAATTCTTCATTTTTAATATTTGAAAAACATAAAAAGGACTGGTTAGGAGGAAGAACAAATAATGAAAATTTTTATGGAGTAGAAGTAGTTACTGGAGCCGGAATTGGAAGAAAAGATAAAAATCCTCTTTTAAAAAAATTATTAGACCATTTACATATTCAATATAAAGAATTCCAATTCAAAATGAATTATGCAAAAACATTTAATCCCGTTAATATTATAAAAATAATTAATATTTTAAAATTAGAATATAAAAAACATCCCGAATTACATAACGAAACATTTAAGGATTTTTTTATTAAAACTTTAGGAAATAATTTATTTAATAAATTTATTTTAAGTTCTGGGTATTCTGATTATGAAAAAGCAGATATACAGGAAACATTATATAATTACGGTATGGAAGATAATATTGGGGGATGGACTGGATTAGAAATACCATGGAAAAAATTAGTTGAGAAAATGTATTATTTTATAGGAAGTAAACATTTTAAATTTTCATCAGATGTTGTATCTATAAAAAAAATAAGAGAAAATCCCTGTTTATTTGAATTAATTATAAAAAATGGATTAAAGTATTATTGTAATAAAGTAATTATAGCTACTACAATAAACGGTATTCAAAAATTAATTCCTTATGCTTTAGATAAAAATAGTATTTATCAACAAATACATGGTCAACCATTTTTAAGATTATATGCAAAATTTGATAAAAAATCAACCGAAATTATGAAAAAAATAATTCCAAATTATACTATTGTTCCAGGACCCTTACAAAAAATTATTCCAATAGATATTGAAAAAGGAATTTTTATGATTGCCTACAGTGATAATAAGAATGCAGTATTTTTAAAGAATTATTTAGAAAACACAAAAATAAATCGTGAATTTTTTTGTAAATTAATTGAAAAATCAATAGGTATATCAAAGAATAGTTTAAAAATAATTGCAATTAAAGATTTTTATTGGCCAATAGGAACTCATTATTATGAACCATTAAAAAAAAATTTTGCTAATAGAGAAGATTTTGTTGAAAAAGTTCAAAATCCTGAAAAAGGTATTTTAGTAGTTGGAGAGGTAGTTAGTAGATATCAAGGCTGGGTAGAAGGAGCTTTAGAAAGTGTAAAGAAAGTAGTGACAAATAATTGGATAAAAACAAAATGTTAAAAATTTATTAAAAATTTATTAAAAATATACTAATATATAAATGGATAATAATAAATTTAATTATCAAAATACTGAAATTAAAACCAATCAAATGGGTGGAAAACAAGTTCGTAAAGTTAATATAAAAAAAGGAGTTGGGTATAAAAGTATAACAATGTATAAAAAAGGTAGAAAAATTGGAACAATAAAAAAACCAATTCATCATTCACACATAAATTTAATTAAACAAGGTAAATTTATACCAGGTTTATTTAATGATTGTAAAAAATGCAAAAGAACAATTAAAAAAAGATATTCATAATACAAAAACTATTATTTATGAAATTTTTAATTTATCCATATTTATTTGAATTTCTATAAATTTATTTCTTTCTTCTAATTTTAATAAACCCCAATATGTATTAAAAATATAATGCAACTTTTGTTTTGAAAAATTATAAGAACATAAAATTAATAAATTTTGTATTTTATATACATTTTTTTTATGTTTAATAAAATTTCTACAACAAATTTCTATTAATTTATCATTACAATTGGAATAAATAGGTGGCATTCCTTTTAAATATCCGTGAATATGAAATATTAAATGATTTATATAGAAAAGAGGATATAATCTTTCAATAAATATTTTTTTTATAATATTTTTTGTTGATATATAAGAAATAATATCCTTTCTTAATTCATTAGGTTGTATTTGATATGTATATGAAATTATAATATTTATAATTTCATCTGGTATTTTAATCATTAATTTATTCATTAAATTAATAATTAAATTAATTAATTTTATTCTATATATAACTTTAAACTATTTTTTTATAATGAAATAATTCTAAATCATCATAAAATAATTCATTTAATATTTGTATTGATTTTTTTTCTAATAAAATATCTTTAGTTCCATTAATATTAGAAACATTTGCTTTTTTAGGAAAATGATTTATTTTTTCAAATCCAATTTCATTTAAAATATATATAAAATCATTCTCTAAAGTTTCAAATTTTCCAATTAGATTTACTCCACAAGTTCCATTTAAATTTTGAATTTGTTTACATTGAGACATAAAGATGTGACCAAATTCGATATCTGTAACATTAAATTTATTTGAATTTATATAATCATAAAAAAGAATGTTTTTATTAAAAACTTTATTAAAATGTTTCCATCCCGATAAAGCTCTCTCATAAGGATGTCTTATAAAACAAAATTTTGTATATATTTCCCATTTTTCTAAATTCATATTCATTTTAATATTTAAATAATCACTTGTTTTACAATAATTTAATAAACCTAAATACTTATTAAAAAAAGAATTATCATATAAATAATTTCCTGTCAATACTCGTTTAAATAAATTGGTTTTACAAACAATATCATGGTCAGGTCTTCTTTTTGAAATTAAATCTAAATAACTAATAAATCCATAATATTTTACCAATGTTGGACCTATATAAGAACCACCTGTTTTGGGAATATGTATAAAAATAGCTTTTTTCTCATGGTTTATATAAATCATAATAGATTCTTTTCTTTTATTTTTTTATATTATTATTTTATATTATCCTTTTGAGTAATTATTTCATATTTTTTATTTAAATTAATTATTTTTTCATAATATGTATTTTTTTTTCTTATATTAATTAAATTTATTTCCTTATTATTAATAATTAATTGAGTTGAATTAAATTTTATTAAATTATTATTTAACATTTAATATAAATATTTAATTTTATTTATATAAATATTTTTTTTTATTTAAATAAATATTTAATTTTATTTATATAAAAATTTATATAAATATTTTTTTTTATTTAAATAAATATTTAATTTTATGTAAATTTTTCTAAAAGTTTAAATTAAACCAAAAATGAGCAAATTTTTATTATTTGGATAAATGGTCTAAAGCAGATAATAATATTAATTCTTGGTCTGTTAATTTTTGAAAAATTAAATTTTTATCCATTGAAATTTGAAAATGTCGTTGATTAAAACCAAAATTTTTACATATACAAAATACTCCTTCATCGGTAATTTTAAATTCGCAAAATAAAGCTCCTTTTGTTAAAAGAAGGTTTTCTGGATTTTCAATAGGAATCCAACGAATATATGTACCATATTTTAAATCACTCATTTCATCTACATATTTATAGTCATTTAATTTATTTAAAATTTTCAGAGTTTCATTTTTAGAAAGCTTTAATTCCTTTAATATATTTAAATTCATTTCTTTTATTTTATCGGAAGTAAAATTTAAAAGACTTTGGTTAGAATTATCATCTAGTGCAATTAAAAGTTTATTAATATCCATATATAAATTTATATTTAATTATTTAAATTTATTTAAGTAATATTACTATTACTATTTTTAATATTATTTTATTTATTATTACCAAGCACTACCAAATGCACTTCCTCCACCTAAAAATTCACTAGCAGCAACAGGCCCAAAAGCTTCTGCATTTTCACCTGGTGTAGCTGCTCCAACTAAAGGAGTATTATCTTGTTGATACATATTATTATAATTTGGTAATTTTTCTGGTTGAATAGATTTCATATTACCATATTGAACATCATTTGTTGGTAAAGAACTAATTGCGGTTCCATCTGTAAATGATTGTTGAATGGACGATGAATTCATCATTGATTGCCCAGTAATTTGACCAGATATTGGTTGAGAAACCTTAACATTATTTTTACTATTCTTGTTATTTTTATTTTTATTTTCTACTTTTCCATTCCATAATTCATTTACTCTTTCAACCAAAATAGATACTTTTTCACCAATTTTAGTTTGTAAACTCATAGTAATAAGTAATATAGCTAAAATTATATAAATTATATGAAAATCTGGATATTTTGTTCCGCTATAGGTTGGTATAAAGGTTATTATTCTATGAATAATTAATAAACCCATAAAAGTTACAATTACTTGAATAATTATTTCTGCACTAATCTCTAAACTTCCTTTTTTATTTTCTGCATCCGGAACATATTTACCTATTGTTTTACTTAAAATTACAATTGGTATAATAGCTATTAATGCATATTGAATAATATTTAAAATTTCAGATTTAGAATCATCGTCAAAATTAAAAACATGTTTAAAGAAGTTTTTATTTGAATTATCTGAACTATCCATATAGGTTATAATTAGAAATTAAAAAACAAATTTAGTGTTAATGATTAAAAAACTTGAATCATTTAACAATAATAAAAAATAGTATTTCTAAATAATAAAAATACAATTTTATTTTTACTAAATAATGTAGTTAATAATGGACTAAATAATGTAATAATTAATGTATTTAATTTAAAAATATTTTAATATATAAGTATAAATCATGAATAGATTTGACAAAATATTTTATAAAAATTTTAATTGCTTAAATTTATTAGATAAAGATTTATTACCTCATTATTATAAATACGGATATAGGGAAGGAAAATTAATAAATGAAGAACAATTTTATAAAATATATCCAAACTTTGATGTAAATTTTTATGAAAATTTTAATGAAGATTTAATTAATATAAATAAAAATAAATTAGTTTTAATGAAACATTACCATACTTATGGAAAGAATGAAAATAGATTAATGAATGAAGAACAATTTTTTAAATTATATCCTAACTTTGATGTAAATTTTTATGAAAATTTTAATGAAGATTTAAGTAATATTAATAATTCTAAATTTGCA